GAAAATGTTGCTAACACAACCTTATACTGGACTGTAGAACCAACAGGTGATTTTGCCACTTCATCTGGGTCATTTTCTCTTACAAGTGGTAGTGGCTCGTTTACTGTCACTCCTACTGCTGATAGTACAACTGAAGGGGCTGAGACCGGAACTATACGAATCAGGACTGGCAGCACTGCAGGTCCTGAGGTAGCTTATGATACCTTTACTATAAATGACACAAGTCTTACTCCTACTTATAGTGTAACCGCTCCTACTTCTATTAACGAAGGTAGTGCGGGTTCGTTTACTGTTAGTACTACAAATGTTGCTAACACAACCTTATACTGGACTGTGGAACCAACAAGTGATTTTGCCACTTCATCTGGGTCATTTTCTCTTACAAGTGGTAGTGGCTCGTTTACTGTCACTCCTACTGCTGACTTAACAACTGAAGGGGCTGAGACCGGAACTATACGAATCAGGACTGGTAGCACTGCAGGTCCTCAGGTAGCTTATGATAACTTTACTATAAATGATACGTCTACTACTCCTATTATAGCGCCTGATCTCGTAGTTGTAGCTAGTAGTAGTACTATTGCTTATGATGCAACCAGTGCATCTACTACTGTTACAGGCTGCCAGGCCGTAGAGTATTATGCAGTACGAGTTAATAATGGTACTACAAACCTAGCAACAGCCACGGGGTCTACAACTAATACTATAACTTTTAGTACTAGCTTACCTGCCGCAGGCACCACAGCAACTTACGAAATATTTGCCATGAGGCCCACAAACCAGGGCGGAGATGGCTTATACTATGCTACTAATGATACTTTCACTGTTACGAGAACCGCTGGGCCTACTTACAGTGTAACTGCCCCTACTTCTATTAACGAAGGTAGTGCGGGGTCGATGAGTGTTGCTACTACAAATGTTGCTGATAGTACAACGTTATACTGGACTGTAACACCCGCTGGAGACTTTGGTACCTCTTCAGGTAGTTTTACTATTACTAGTAATGCTGGCTCGTTTACTGTCACTCCTACTGCTGATAGTACAACTGAAGGGGCTGAGAACGGAACTATACAAATCAGGACTGGCAGCACTGCAGGTCCTCAAGTAGCTTATGCTAACTTTACTATAAATGATACCTCTACTACTCCTATTACCACCCCCACTCAGTTTACATTTACTGACGTACCAAATGCTGCACTAACTACACCTCAAATATCAAACCTAATTACCATAGGTGGAATGAGTTCAGGAGTGACTGCAACGGTTACTGTAAGTGGAGGTACTTATAGTAAGAATGGTGGCGCATATACCTCTGCAACTGGTACAGCAGTAAATGGCGATACATTTAGAGTACAGCACACTTCTTCAGCTTCATATGCTACTGCTGTAAATACTACTCTTACAGTTAACGGCGTTTTCGATACGTTCACCTCTACTACGGCAGACTTTGCAGGTGCTACATATTATGTAGATACAACAGTATCATATGACCAAGAACTGAACCAGATGTCCGTGTTCATTTCGGGAACCGGCGTAGGCAACCCTAAGCTCTTAAATCCGGGCGATCGTGTTGGATTTAAGCAAATCACCTCTACAAGTGTAGGTAACTCGTCAGTATCTTTATTCAGTGCAGATCACTGGACAAGCACTAGTGTACTTACTCTTACTAATTCGTATCAGTATAAGTATGCATCATCCACGATACCTGTAGATGTAGTAGATACTGTAAACTATATAGCTTACAGGTCAGGGGCGACTAATAGCACCACCAAAACTAGCTCATTTATGGGTCAGTCGTTGCAGCCGGATACAACGGTCACGCTTGACGAAAGCACATACGTTATTACCTCAACAGCTACTTCGCACACAATTGTTATTACAAATGCGGGGACTACCCAAAACGGTACGATTACTGTATATCGCGTAAAAGATTCAAATACTACTCATGAAAGCCGAACTGGTTATGGGTCTCTTACAATTACAGATGTTCCTCCCAATGATGGCTTTCCAAAAACCTATACTCTTGAAGCGCGTGTTACAACGGCTGATGGCGGTTCGGGACTTTGGACAGGTATTACCACTTATGATGTAATCGCTATAACTACAGCGGATCAGAATGACCCTACGATTAGTACTTATGGGTTCGCAATTTATGACCACGAAGGTACTGCAATTACAAGTTTTAATGAAGGACACTCAACACTGCGAGATCTCTTTACAAGCCCTGTAACTGCACTTTCGACTACAGGTACAACAGACATCTCTACGGGGTTGTCAGGAATCACAACAAGCAACTGTGTAATCATAGTAGAGGGCGTGAGCTCAACTGGAGCAGAGATTGCTGTTGAGATACCTGCAACATTTGTAGGCACTAATCCGGTTTCTGTAAGGTTAGGACGGGCCTACTCTGCAATGTCTGTAAAAGTAACAGTTTCTCAGTATGTGGGACTCACTATAGGGGCTACTGCAGATGCTTATGGATTTCAACTAATTAACGGAGCCAACAATGCAGTTATTGATCAAAACTCCGTAGTATATGGGGTAAAAGAAATTATCGCCCTAGACCCCACTCTTTCTACACAAGTCTTGTATCAGAACGATCATACCTATTTTATGTATATACAGCTTGTGCAAGGAAGGTACCCTGCTTCAGGAGGATTGCCGATACCTGCAATTTCTTCATCAAAGTCTGTATACTTAATACCCCCCACACTTTCAAACGCTAAGTGGCCTGACGGCTCTTACAAAGAAGTAGTGGTATATATTCCAAAAGCGGGAGCAATTACTGGATATTACAACCTTGCAATGCTCGTTGCTTCCAATACTGCAACTCCTTCTTATTACGGAGGTAGCGCTCCCACTCATGGCGCTCAAGTTTTTAGTGCTACAGGAGCCCTTATCTGGGATAGTGCCTGGCGACAGGCAGTTGTAAATAATGTTATATCAGCAAATCAGTTTACAACGGGAGTAACCCAGAACGGAACCTGGGATGTAACTTCAGGGTATGATGGAGTAACTGCCCCTACTACCGGAGATACTTTCCCTTACCCAGAGTTTATTGTAAATACTATGCGCAGTATAGGCGCCTCTAGAACTAGTACTGGACTTAACGACATGGATCCAGCAAATACTTATCTCGCAGGATCCAGCCTATCCGGAAATGTTAGATATCATATGGGGTTCTGGAGAGACCTTGAGCAGGGTACGGAGGGGTACGGAGGGGGTGGAAAACATAAACTGGCTGCAAAAGTAAATAGTTTTACTTCCGCAACTATAACCATGTTTAGATATGATGATGGACCTCTGCCTTCTACAGAGGCGGATCGGATAACGCGAGTATCTACAAGCAGACACCCAGAAGGAAACTTTATTTTTTTCAGGATAGTATAGAAAAATAAATCTTGACAATACAATTAAATTATAGTATACTTTGTTCTTAAAGAGGCCTATTTTATGAAGTACTTACTAATTACATTATTACTTGTTCCAATGCTTGTATTTGCTCAAACAGATACTATAGTAACAGAAAGCACTTCTGACAGCAATGTAACATCTAAATCGGAGACTACACTTAAGTCTCCACCCCCGTCGGCAATTTTACCGTCGATGAATATATCAAACTCGGACTTATGTACCATAGGTGTAGCGGGCGCAGTGCAAACGCAGATCCTAGGTATAAGTGCTGGTGGAACAGTTCGTGATATGAACTGTGAGAAGCTAAAGAATGCGAAGACTCTATATGATATGGGCATGAAAGTAGCCGCTGTATCAGTAATGTGCCAAGATAAACGTGTATTTGATGCTATGCTTATGGCTGGCACGCCCTGCCCATACAACGGTATGATAGGCGAAGAAGCTCGTGCAGCTTGGGAGACTAATATAGAGGCAGAAGCACCAGAAGAGGAGATGTCTAATGGGAAGAAAACAGCAATTGGCGGGGCTGGTGTTGCTAGCCTACTCCTCCTACTCTTGCTCTGAGGTTATATTTTCTCAGAGTGCAAATGCTTCGGCTTTTGCTAATCAGTGGACAATGTTAAATATCCTACCTCAACAGGCAGGATTAACCGTATCTAACGTAGTATATAAGTATAGAGTTGAGAAACTAGCAGCAGACCCAATGGTAGTTGCAGTACAGAATGAAAACGCAAATGGAAGCGGATACATCTTTCGCTCAGTAGATGACTGGAGCGGCGTACCTGGAAACAACATTAGTAAGGTAGTACCTGTAGGTGCTATACCTATAGAAGCCTGGGGTGATGGCTCTATAGAAGTCACAGGAATAGGAACTGTAGAAGATCCGTCCGTTATCTATACTTATAGATATGATACGTGTTTTATACCTACTACTCCTGATTGCCCAGGGTATGAACCACCTTTATCTATGTTGCCAGTATTTGTTTACGAAGATCCATTAGAAGACGAGATGATTCAGCGGGCTTTAGAACTACAAAAGCTACAGGAAGAAGAAGAGCGCATTATTCAAGAAGAGGAGGAAGAGAAAGAAACTTTAGAGAAGGCACTAGGCCTGGCCAATACAACTCTACTAGCTGCAGATTCCTTGGCACTTTATGATGCAATGTTTGATATGAGTAGTATACCTGCCACATACTATACTAGTATCCCTGGTGGGGTATACACAGAAGTACTGGAGTACAACAGCGGCAGGATGCCTGATAACAAAAACGCCCGTCGTGTTGGGCTAGCAACTCAGCTAAAGCACGAAGAGATGGTTAATTCTCAATATGATAAATAATATCATAAGGTGCGCAAAGCACAGGAGCTCTTCAATGTTTAAACAAACCTCACTAGTAGCAGCTATTCTACTATCAGTAACACAAGGGGCTAGAGCACTTGATGCCCCAATCATGGGATCTGTACAGTCTAAGTGTTCAATTACTACAGACACTCCTGGAATCTACGGCAACCCTACTCCAAGCGTACTATCAACGGCTGCGGTAGATGGTGGTATTGAGCCAGTAGTTCGATTTGACGTAATTAGTGCCGATTATTATAAAGCTGTAATCACTCACCCCCAAGATTTCTCTTCTAGCCCTACGCTAACCGATACCGTAGTCTGGAACGGCGCTGTATCTGTGTCAGAAGTATCAGATCCTTTAATGTCTGGATATGATGCAGCTAAGCGAGTATATAATAATGTAACCGAGTTTGACTTAACTGTAGCAGGCACCACATGGTTTTCAATAACTTCTGATGCTAGTTATGGTTTTGATAAGTCGTGGCCAGCAGGTAGCTATAATGCTGTAGTCTCTGCGGAGTGTATTGCTCTGTAATGAGGGTATTCCTACTACTAGTATTTCTGTGTGCCCCAGCAATGGGGCATCAGTTTACTCCAACTTACCCTAAGGTGTACCCATCTCACTTGCCAGGGATAAGTAAGGTAACTATGGAATTGTTTAATAGTAGAGATGATATCTCCTACTATACTATAGGAGTATTTACTACTAACTGGCAGAGGGTGCCTTTTGCCACTGCCTCCAAAATACTTAAGGTAAAATACCTTGGCAGGGAAACTGTCGATATTTATATTCGTAATACAGATCTACCCAAGGCCGTTTATATTTGTTCCAAATCCAAGACACTATCTGGGCAAAAGCAGGTCGCTGTAGTGTCCTCTAAAATTTGTTCAAAATTGAAGTGAGAGATGAGATATTTAATAATAATAATATGGCTTTGCTCTACCCAGGTGTATGCAGATTCTAATTCATTAAATCTTGCTATTCCACAAACACAGCAAAGCTATCAATCCGATAGAATTCGAGCAGGGGATCTAGATTGCTCAAATGCTATTGGTTCCTCCACCAACGTAGAGTTTGGTGTTGTAGGTATAATAAGTAATAATGATAACCCTTATAATAACCCTTATGGAGCTACCCCCGACTTAGTAATAAGCCCAGAAGGAAACCAGGTTAAGGACATAGGGGTGTATGCTAAGATAACAATACCAATTGGAGCGCCCAAAGAAAGAATCAACTGTAATACTTTGTATAAGCTAGAGCTTGAAAAGAAAGGGCTTGAAGTGCAGAAACTAAAAGCCGAACTAGCAAATCTAAGAAATTTACAGTTCGAGGACTAAGGAGAAACTAGGAATGGCGGAGTTTGAGTTTGGAGGCATGACCTTCAAAGGTGGTAAGATGATGATTATGCTCACTGCATTATCTAGTCTTGGCGGTGCAGCATGGGCTGGTTTTGAGTTCTACAATGATTACCGTAATATGAAAGAAGTAGTACAGAATATTGACATTGAAGCTATCCAAGCAGAAAATGTACTTGTAGTCCAGAAGATGGATGATAACATGACACGAATCGAAGAAGCAATAGAGTATACTAGAGACATTAAGTCTGGACTACGAGATGACATTCTCAGCATAGAAAAGCAAGCAGATAGAGTAGAAGACCAAGTTCGCGCATCCGAAGAGAAAGTGCGCGATATGATTGAAAAGGCAAATGAGAGATTTGAGACCAAGCGAGATTCCCTTAGAGAGGATAACGATAGAGAACTTAAAGATTTAGAAATACGACTAACCACTAAACTGCAAAAAGCACTTGATAACCCATTAGCAGACTAGACCCGAGAAAAATATTTCTTGACAAGATATCCCCAATTAAGTATAATGTAAATCATGGCAAAAGAACTAACTACAATTTCCCCTGAAGGTCTTGATATTGCGAACAGTTATTTACAGTTCGGAAATATACGGGCTGTTGCTGACTATCTCCAGGTTCCTGAAATGAGCGTGGCAGAAGTTCTTAACAAAAGAGAGGTCAAGAAGTATATTGATACTGTCTACTTGGATATGGGTTATAGAAATCGTAATAACATCGGAAGTCTGTTAGACGAGATGATCGCATCCAAACTAGAAGAAGCCCAGGAATCTGGCGTTTACTCTAGCAAAGACTTAGCAGATCTCTTAATGATGGCGCATAAAATGCGTATGGATGAGATTAAGGCCCAAGCAGAGCTAATAAAAGCCGAGGGTACTAATATCAAGAACCAGACCAATGTTCAGATAAATGAGGCTGTGCCTTTTGGACAAGGGAATTATGGTAAGCTGATGGAGAAACTACTTGGTGGACCAGAATAATGAAGCAACCGCTTTTCGTGAAACGACAAAGCAGGTTATAAGCCTTGAGAGTGAATTACATTCACATGAAGTACAGTGCGAAGAGCGTTGGAAAACAACTTTTACTCGTTTAGGTAAAGTTGAAGACGCACTTCTACGTATCGAGAGTCGTATGGTCGCCATGTCTGGCGCACTAATACTGTTCCTAGCGGGTTTAATAGCAACCCTAGCAATGAAACTCTAATGCCACGTAAAAGAACTGTTAAAAAGAAAGATTCAAGAATTAAAAGAGCAGGAGTCGCGGGGTATAATAAACCAAAGCGCACCCCAGGCCATCCAAAGAAGTCTCATGTGGTAGTTGCCAAAGTAGGTACTAAAGTTAAAACTATCCGCTTTGGTCAGCAAGGCGCTAAAACAGCGGGGGCTCCAAAAGCTGGTGAGTCCGCTGCAATGAAAGCTAAACGTAGAAGTTTTAAAGCACGCCATGCAAAGAATATTGCAAAAGGCAAGATGTCCGCAGCATACTGGGCAGATAAGGTGAAGTGGTAATGTCAGAACACCCTTTAGATTTAAATGGAGATGGAGTAGTAGATGATGAAGAACGAGCTTTATACCTCGAGTTTAGGCGTAAAGAGCTTGAAGACAAAGATGCTCAACGAGACGCAATTCGCAAGATGGCTTGGTTCTCTCTATCAGGATTACTAGTTTACCCTATAGGTATTGCACTCACTTCTGTCATAGGGCTTGATACTGCGGCAAATTTAATTGCTGATATAGCACCTACATACTTCGCATCCATTGCAGTATTAGTCTCAGCCTTCTTCGGCGCGGATGCCTTAAAGAAATGAAAAAATTAGCCTTATTAGTTCTACTACTACCTGGGTGCAGTTTACTAGATACTAGCTTTTACGATGATAACGAGTCTATGCTCGCAGTCAACATAAGGTATGAAGTAGCCCGCTTAGACTGCAGCTCACCTAAGACCTCTGAAATTAAAGGGAGTGTAAATAAACTATACTTCTACTCAGAAAGTAAAAAGTCCAGAGATGTACATGCCCTAGCAGGGATTATGAAAGAGACTGCAGACCCTTTACAAGATACTATGTCCACAACTTTCTGTACCATTAAAAAGCCATTGCTAGAAAAGCAGAGTAAAGATGTAGCCAACGCTGTAATGAGGAGATACTAATGAATGAAATCGAAGTAACATTAAATGCGATAGAACAGGGCTTACAGGATAAAACTATTTCTAAAGAAGAAGCAAAAGAACTACTACTTGATATAGAACGCACCCTTCGCGTTGAGGATGGAGCAAGTGATATGGCGCTCAAAGGTGTACTGCTTTCTAGCGTAGCAGTATTAATGGGGTTAGTGTAATGATAGGACGCTATGGATTAGATATTGCACGAAATGCAGAAAGAGATTACATAAGCGAACATAAGTTCGGCAGCAATCTTAGTGTTGTCATTGGGACTCAAACTATTTGGAGCGAGGGCGGTTTGTACCCTTGGGGAGAGTTTGATGCAGGAGCTGTAACTCTATATCTAATAAGTACCAGCACCTCTGATACTGATAGTGTTACAATTTATGGTCTCGATGAGAATTGGGATATGCAAAATGAAACTATCATCATGGCGGGAACAGTAGCAGTTCCTACAACTAAAGCATATAAACGCATTTATCGTATGATCTATGATTCCGGCGAGACAAACGTTGGAAAGATTACTGTTAGAACAGTGTCCGGCACAGGTACAGTAGTCTCCAGCATACTAGCAGGTGATGGACAAACTTTACAATCAATTTACACAATACCACGGGGCTACACCGCTTATTTATGTGGAGCCACTGTAGGTGTTGGAAAGGGCGGCGACGCCCTGATAAGACTCTACGCTAGAGAGAACTACTTTGAAGTAGCCTCTTTTAAAGTTAAGTCTACAGTAGGACTATATGAAACTACAGTATCACAGAATTATGAAGTTCCTCTGCGTTTTATACAACAAACTGATATTGATTTTAGAATAGTGTCTTCAGCAAATAACTTTACTGCTTCTGCATCATTCGACCTAATACTAGATAAGATATAATAATATAGCAAAAAGCTTACTGCTTTCCAGTGTAGCAGTATTAATGGGATTAGTGTAATGATTTATTTAAAACGTGGTACTTGGTGTTATCGTAATCCAGAAGGAAAGCTGTTTAAATTTGAAACAGAGGAGGCGGCTATACAAGCTGCGGGGTCTACAAGCCCTATAGAAGCTCGCATAGCCGAAAGCACCTTTGTATATAATACTTACAGGGAATACCAACAGGATATAACTGAGTTAAACTCTGATGGTAACTATACTACAGACGAGGATGGCGAAGATCTTCTACTGGATGATGAAGAAGAGTAAATAAATGGCAATTGAAATTAGCCGACGAGATATAACCGGCGATAGTATTTTAGAGTTACAATCTGAGACAAGGTTCTTGAAGCTCCCAATTCCTCCATACTTGGATTTGTTGGGAGTACAACCGCTTCCATCGCAGGTAGCAATTATCAATGCGATCAATAATCCGAAGTATCGATTTGTGTGCGCCGCCGTATCGAGGCGACAAGGCAAAACATACATCGCCAATATTATTGGACAGCTAGTTTCTCTAGTGCCAGGATCCAATATCCTTATAATGTCTCCCAACTATGCCTTGTCTCAGATTTCCTTTGATCTACAAAGGAATCTGATAAAGCATTTTGATTTAGAGGTTACCAAGGATAATGCAAAAGATAAAGTTATTGAAATATCGAACGGCTCTACAATCCGTATGGGATCGGTCAATCAAGTTGATTCTTGTGTTGGCCGTTCTTACGATCTTATTATTTTTGACGAAGCTGCTTTGGCTGATGGAAGAGACGCGTTCAACGTAGCACTTCGTCCTACCCTCGATAAGCCTAACTCAAAAGCGATTTTTATATCGACCCCACGGGGTCGTAACAACTGGTTCTCTGAGTTCTATTATAGAGGTTACTCAGATGAGTTTGAAGAATGGTGTTCAATTCGTGCAACTTATCGTGACAACCCCCGTATGTCTGAAACTGACATTAAAGAAGCCCGTAAGTCTATGTCTGATGCAGAATTCAGGCAAGAGTATGAGGCTGACTTTAATACCTACGAAGGGCAGATATGGAAGTTTAATTTTGAAGACAACGTAAAAGATTTATCTCATTTTGACACTAGTCGTATGGATGTCTTTGCGGGGTTGGACGTTGGTTTTAAAGATCCAACAGCAATGTGCGTAATCGCATATGATTGGGATACAGAACGGTACTACCTAGTAGATGAGTATCTAAATGCAGAGAGAACAACGGAGCAGCATGCAGAAGAAATCCAGAAACTTATAGATCGTTGGGATATTGATTATATCTATATTGATAGTGCTGCTCAGCAGACACGGTTCGATTTCGCGCAGAATTATGGAATATCCACTATTAACGCGAAAAAATCGGTCTTGGACGGAATTTCTCATGTTGCCTCCCTTGTAGACAATGATTTCTTATTCGTAGATCAGCTACAAAAAGAGTCATTAATGTGCCTAGATGCATATCAGTGGGATCCCAACCCAAACTTAATAAAAGAGAAGCCTAAACATAATATGGCCTCCCACATGGCTGATGCTATACGTTACGCATTATATTCGTTCGAAACAACGGCTACTACATTTTGATGACAGGTGCTTAAAAATAATTATTGACATGCTACCTTAAACTAGTTATAATTCTTCTAATGAAAAATCGATCCTGGAAACCGAAATGCCTACGTTAAAACGTGATATAGTCAAATATGTTCGAGACAAGGCAAAGTCTAAGTATAAGAAGGGAACGGCTTGTGAGATTTGTAACGAAACAGAGCAGCTTGATTTTCACCATTACTACAGCCTTACTCCACTACTTAATCAGTGGATTTTAAAGAACAAGCATAACCCTGAGTATATACAATCACTTCGGGATGATTTTATTGAAGAACATTCAAGTCAGTTGTATGATGATACTGTGACGCTGTGCCACACCCATCACTTAAAGCTGCACTCAATTTATGGCAAAGATCCCGCACTCGGAACAGCATTAAAGCAGATGCGCTGGGTAGAGATACAGAGAGAAAAATATGGCTTGGTATGAAAATATTTTCACTAGATCTGCGAAAGATGATTTAGATCTAGAGGAGAAACTCAATCCTGCTCAGAGATACTTTGACCATAAAACGGAGCCCTCTCGCGAGCCTCATTATTCTTATGAAAGAGCCTATGAAGAGCTGGAGATTGTTAACCGAGCTGTAAATATAATTGTTGATGACTGTGCCGAGATACCTACTACTGTAGGCGTGCAGCATAAAGGTACTAGCGTAATAAAGGGTATCAAGCGTGCAAGAGTAGATCTTCTATTAAACTACGAGCCCAACCCTTTTCAAGATATTAACTCATTCAAGCGTAACATGATTATTGACTACTTGATTGATGGTAATATCTTTATCTACTTTGATGGCGTACATTTATATCACCTTCCTGCAAGTAAGATGACTATTCATGCTAGCGATACTACTTATGTTAGCCACTACTCCTTCAACGGTAAAATTGACTACTCGCCTAGCGAGATTATACACATTAAAGAAAACTCATTCTACTCAATCTATAGAGGCGTTCCACGTTTAAGCCCTGCATTACGTACTATGAAGTTGATAACAAGTATGCGTAAGTTTCAGGATAACTTTTTCAAGAACGGCGCAGTACCAGGACTTGTGTTAAGATCACCAAATACTTTGTCTGAGAAGATTAAAGACCGTATGTTGATGTCTTGGCAGGCACGATACTCTCCAGAAGCGGGAGGTCGTCGACCATTAATTCTAGACGGTGGTATCGAAGTAGATTCGCTGTCAAACGTGAATTTTAAAGAATTAGATTTTCAAGCAGCGATTGCAGATTGCGAAAAGATTATTTTGAAGGCGCTTGGAGTGCCTCCAATTATGTTAGACTCGGGAAATAACGCTAACATTCGCCCAAATATGCGTATGTATTATCTTGAGACTATACTACCTATTGTTGGAAAAATTAATTTTGCATTCGAAAGATTTTTCGGGTTTGAGTTAAAAGAAGATGTTAGCGATATACCTGCACTACAGCCTGAATTACGTGATGCAGCCGCCTATTATACTTCACTAGTAAATGGCGGTATCATTACCCCTCAAGAAGCGCGAGACGCACTTGGGTTCGCCGCAGTAGTCGATGGCACCGAAGAAATTCGAGTACCAGCAAATATAGCAGGTTCCGCCGCCAATCCAGATTTAGGTGGTGCACCCAAAGATCCCACACCAGGAGACTCAAATGTCGAATAAAAGACAACGTAAAGCAGCATTAGCAACACTCGCCATGTACTTTGTTGAAAAAGGAAAAGTACTTACTCAAGCAGAGTATATCGCTTCTACTGATAAGCCAATCCTTTTCTCGGGCCTACGCAGCGTTTTCAGAGCGTACTCTAGAATGGTACCAATGTTACTAACTGAGCAGCCAGAGCTACTAGCCATGATTGCCAAGAAAAAAGAGACGCCGGCACCCGTTGTAGCACCTACACCAGTACCAGCAGCTCCCAAAGCACCAACACCAGCTCCTAAGGTTGCGGTCAAGCCTGCTGCTAAACCAGCAGTTAAAGAAGAGAAAGATAATGAATAAAATCTTTAATCTTACTTCTACTTTTAAAGCTCTCGAAAATGACGATGGTTCTGTTATGATCCGGGGCATGGCAAGTACGGCTGATTTCGATCGCGCGGGTGACTCAATTTCTGCGGAAGCTTGGCAAAAAGGTGGATTAAAAAACTTTGAAAAAAATCCAATTATTCTATTCAATCATGACTATGATAGACCAATTGGTAGAGCAACAGGTATCAAAGCTGGCCCAAACGGGCTAGAGCTAGAGTGTAAGATCAGTAAAAATGCACCTGGTAATGTAGCTGAACTTGTTAAAGACGGTGTTCTTGGAGCCTTTTCTGTCGGTTTCAGAGTCAAGGATGCCGATTACCTTAAAGAAACCGATGGACTAATGATTAAGGATGCTGAGTTGTTTGAAGTTTCGGTTGTTTCCGTACCATGCAATCAGTCAGCTACTTTTTCTCTGGCGAAGTCTTTTGATTCTGATGCAGAATACGAAGCCTTCAAAAAAACTTTCACTAATCGTGTAGATCTAGCCGGTCAGTCTCTGGCTAAGGACGAAGTTAATACTTCTAGCGTAGCTAGTGACCACACACCGAAAAGCGCGGAAATTACCGCAACAAAGGAGATCAAAATGGATCAATCATCCACTATCGACTTGGAAGCTTTTGCTAAAAAAGTAGCTGATGAAACTGCTGCCAAAATCGCAATGAAGCAAGCCGAGCAAAAAGCAGCTGAAAAAGCAGAATACGAAGCTAAAGCAGCTCAAGAAAATGCAATCGAAGCACAGAATATCACTATCAAAAATGGTATTGAATCTGGTGTTGAGCGATTGATGTCTGACATTCAGGCACAAATGTCTGCTAAAGACGCAAAATATGACGAAGTTATTGCTAAGTTCGCTAAAGATTTGGAAGAGAAATCTACCGAAATCTCTCAAATGCGTGACAGCAAGCGTGTTTTCTCTGACCGTGGTCAGGCAAAAGGCGACGTATCTAAGTGGGGCCAGGACTTTATGTATGCTTCATTGTTAGGTACTATGACTGGCAAAAGCATTGACGGCACTAAGTTTGGCCGTGACTTGTTCGAAAAAGCTGGTATCGACTATGCTACCAACGCTGGTGATATCGACCAGGAAGTTGCTCGTATGATCGAGAAAGAAGTTACTTTGAACTTGCGTACAGCTGGTCTGTTCCGTGAAATCAGAGTAAATGGTGCAGCAACTGTACTGCCAATCCAGCCTGATGTTGAAGCTGCTACTTTCCAAACTGGCGCAGCCGCTGGTGGTAACTTGGAAAATCGTGGTGCTACAAACAGCACTTACCAGCCTTCACAAGTAATCTTGAATGCTTACCGTTTGATTAGCCAGACTTTCATGGACAACCATATTGACGAAGAAGTACTCGTTAACTTGATGCCTATGCTTGTTGACTCAGTTGCTCGTGCTCACGCTCGTGCAGTTGATAACGCTATCATCAATGGTTCTGGTTCAATCACTGGTCTTGACGGATACGCAACTGCTCATGCTACTCCTCTAGGTATCGGCGCTGGCGACGTTCTGACCGCTGCTAAGCTGATGTCTGCACGTAAGATGATGGGCAAGTATGGTATCAACCCATCCGACGTAGCTTATATTGTTTCACAAGCTCGTTACTACGAACTGATCGAAGATGCTGGCTTTGCTGACATTACCGATGTAGGTTCTGATGTTGCTACCAAGCTGACTGGTGCTATTGGCGGAGTCTATGGCTCACCAGTAATCGTTTCTGACAGCTTTGCTGATGAAGCTGCTGGCGTACCTGCCGCATTCGCAGTTAACCTGCGTAACTACTGTATCCCACGTCTTCGTGGTGTAACTGTAGAGCAGGATTACGAAGTTGGTAATCAGCGTCGTGTTATCGTTGCTACTCAATCACTCGGTTTTGAAGAGTTGGTTGCGGATGCTGCAGGTAACCGTTCTGCTGTTAAGATCGACTTAGCTAGCTAAATAAAAGCTAAAAACGAAGGGGAGTTCGCTCCCCTAAGTTTTTACTAATGGACTTATTATGGTGGATTTTGTAACAATTGAAGAATATAAAGAGGCAGAGGGTATCTCTTCCCCCAAGGAAGACCTGCGCCTTAATACTCTAATCCCTTCTGTGAGTCAATTAGTAAAAACTTATTGTGGTAATAGTATAGTAGACTTCTACTCTACTAATAAAACTGAAGTATTAAATGTTAACTGGGATACTCATGTCCTGCAACTGACAGAGAGCCCCGTTAATACTATAGTCAGCGTAGAGGAAAGAAACACATATGATGCAGCATACGTACCTCTTACAACTAGTGCCTTCGAATATTATCTAGACCCTACTACTGATAGCGTGTTACGCACAACAGGTGGCCGCTCTTATAAATCTTGGGCAAAAGGCCCTGGTGCAGTGCGTGTTGTATATACCGCAGGATACTCAGAGTGTCCCGCAGATCTTAAGCTAGCCGTTATTGATATGATAACTTATTATCTCAAAGATGAGCACAAAGAACGACGTACAATGCAGGGCGCTAGCGTGCAGAATGCTGCAAGCACTACTCAAGCCAATAACGTAGCATTTCCAGACCATATTAAGCGTGTTCTGGATCTATATAAAAACTTTTAGATGAGTAAAAAATCATTAGGCTTATTCGTGCATAGGTTGCATCAGGAGTTAGAAGGATACAAAGAGTACCGATCTGTAATGAATCTAGAGCAACACACTTTTGTATTTAACAAAAGAACCTTAGTTGCACAGACATTAGCACAGCTAAAAAAAGGGGGTTCTGAAATACCCCCCGATACACGTAGAAAGATGAAAATAGCTTTAACAGATCTGGCCAATAAGCACGGAGACCTACTAATAGCAAAATTAGAAGAAATAGCAAAGACTAAACTACCCAAGCCAGGAGGTAAAGTAACCTTAGTTTTTTCTAGTGATACAACGATACCTTTGCCAGACTATTATAAAATGGATGCGTTAGATCTACCAGTGTTTGCTAGGGTTAAAATAGTATATAGAGAGATTATTAATAATTACTTTAAAGATATGCAATTATGGCTTGCAGAGAACGCAGAAGAATATCTAGCCAAAAATAAGGATGGAAGCACTAAGGGAAGCACTAGATTTTTCTTTGACGCAGGGCATGAAGAAGGTTATGGAGTATTTGAGAGATTTATTGATCAGGCAACTTTAAATATTGCTAAAGGTCTAGAGCAAAGTACAGATTCAGACTCCGAGGCCGCTAGAGCTAGAATTATTAACGAACTTAAGGATTTAGGGTTCGAACTTGATATTGCGAAATCAGATAGTACTGACTCCATAGTTATTAAGATAGAGTCTACCTATTTGAATAGAAGACGAGGCTCCCAGGTGAGCAAGCGTAGTAAAACTCTAAGAGCGGCAGTACTAAAGTTCATTGAGGCTAACCCTCTTGCAGACTTAGAGGGCTCCGACTCTATTAAAACGCGAAAAAGAAAAAAAGCTATAAAAGCCGTTTTAGACCCTTTTAAGAAGCTAAAATCAGTAAAGGTAACATCAGAAGATACAGAAATTAAGTTAGCAGATACTAAAACTAAAAAGGCACCTGCAAGTACCATTAAATCATCAAAAGCTGCAGTAGGGAAGTTACAAGGACTTAAAGCCCGTAAGATTAAAAGAACCGCTAGGCCTGCTACCTCTATGTTACAGATGATAGGTATTATCAATGAACAGCTACCAAGCACATTGCAAAAGAACATGATGGTACCGCGCTTAGAAAATAGAACAGGGCGTTTTGCAAATAGTGTAGAGGTTACAGATATAACTAAAACACTAAAAGGGTACCCTAGTATTGGCTATACTTATCAGAAGTTTCCCTACCAGACATTTGAGCCAGGGTTTAAACAAGGTAGTGTAGAGAGAGATCCACGCAAACTAATTGACACCTCTATAAGAGAGATAGCAGCAAAGCTAGCTATCGGTAGATTCTACACTAGGAGACTATGATGGGAGAGAGACTATACACTACAAGGCGATTATCAATTATAAATGCTCTTGTAGAGAAATTGAAAGAAATAAATGGTCAAGGCAGCTTCCTAACTAATTTAAATAAAAGCGTCTCCCCAAGACTAAAATTCTGGGATGAGATTGAAGAATTTCCCGCAGTTCATCTTAATGCGGGGTCTGAGACCAGAGAGTACCAGGCTGGGGGTTACAAGGATAGATACTTATCAATAACTTTAAGATGTTACGTAAATGAAGAAGATGCAGTAGCTGCATTAGATGCTTTACTTGAAGATGTAGAAACAATACTAGAAGAGAATTCTAGATTAACGTATACTAACAGAGTAGGTATTTCTGAGTATACTCAACAAATCACAATAGTCAGTATTGATACTGACGAAGGTGTACTTGAACCCTACGGTGTCGGAGAGATGCAGATCGAGGTTCATTACTAGAAAATACTGGCAAGAACAAAAGTTCACGTCCATGTCTTTTCAAGATAACATAGGAGAATAACTATGGCCGATACATTATATTTTAGCAGAGACTCGAAAGTCTATATTGAGGCATTGGATCCCAGTACAGGTGCACCCTACAGTTCATCCGTTGTATGGGAAATACCAGTCCTCGATGGCTTTTCTTTCTCACAAGCAACAAACACCTCAGAGATTACTCTGAATGAAATGGCATCTACTGCAGGAGTTAGCCGTAGAGGTCGTCAAATGTTTACGGATTCGTATGCACCAGCAGAGTGGAGCTTTTCTACTTATGCACGTCCATTCACAGCCGTAGTTGGTGTTGATGGAGCAGCAGACTCTGCAGCTAATCATCACGCAGTAGAAGAAGTATTATGGGCTATGATGGTAGGAGATGCTGCTTATGACGCAAATACTTTCACAGGATTTACAGCAAGCACATCAGAATTAGCAATTGATTTTGACTCTTCTAACAAGACTACTTTAGGTACTTGTAATCTTTACTTCGTACTTGGTGGAGCCGGGGCAGGGACTAAAACTATCTATAAGATGGCGAATTGCTGCGTTAATGAAGCTGGTCTGGATTTTGATATTGATGGTATTACTACTATTAATTGGTCTGGAATGGGTACTATTATTTCAGAGGAGTCTTCATTCCCAGCAGCAACAGTGTTTGAAGCAGTAACCTCTACAGGTAACTTTATTCGTAATCGCTTAACGTCACTTACAGCAGTTTCTAGTACTCCTACAGTAACGACTTATAATTTAGTTCTTACTGGGGGCAGTGTTACTATTTCTAACAATATGACATTCCTAACGCCTGAAACCCTTGGTACGATTAACCAGCCATTAGGTCATGTCACCGGAACACGTACTGTGTCAGGTAGCTTTACTTGCTACTTAAATGCGGATACTGATTCAAGTGCTGATTTGTTTGAGAACTTAATTGAAGGGACTACAACTATTACTAATGACTTTGATCTTCTTTTCAAAGTTGGTGGTACTGCAGCCCCTAGAATGGAACTACAAATGGCTCACTGCCACCTAGAAGTACCAAGCCATGGTATTGATGATATTATCTCTCTTGAGACAGCATTCCATGCCTTACCAAGTGCTATAAATGAGACAGACGAAATTACCATCAAGTATGTAGGTGCGTAAAAAAAGTTCTTGACAATGATGGTCTTTTCTACTATACTATGTAAATAGAAAAAGCAAAAGGGGTTCTTTCTAGGGCCCCTTTTACTATCCGGAGAAGCATGGCTAATTACAATATACTGAAACAAGCAGAAGTCTATCTAGTATATGCTGGTAATAGGCATAGGTTGCATGTTACCCCAGATATTAGCTTTAGTCAAACCTTTACGGATAACACTTATCCTGTAAAGACATTACATGAGCAACATAAGATGCACGAAGCATCTAATATTAAAAAAGCTAATGCTGCAAACTTTGAATTTACCATACCAATATTGGACGAAAATGATCTAGATGTAGTATTTAATTTACTAGTGGATTATAAGTCAGGGACTAATACTTTAAACACCTTTGACTTATACATAAAATTACCTAATGATGTTTATAAGCTGGAAACCTGCGTCATAACTAATGGGACATTCTTAATTGAGAAATTAGAGAATCTCAAATTGACAATAGGCGGACAAGCATCTAAACTTACACGAGGTGCAACTTTACCTACAACACAGACTAATCCAAGTGTTGTGGTACAGGCATATACGCAAAATCGAACGTATCAACGTATCGAACACCTATTTGTAAGCATAGATGGAACAGAGCTTACTGAAGGTATCTATAAAGTTAGTGTAGAACTCCAAAATGATATAGAATGGACTCCTTACACAACTGTCAATGATGCATTAAATGCTGTAGATGCCGCAACTTTAATGTACCCCTCTACTTTCGTCTTGAAGAAACGAATCTTATCTGGTTCTGTTGGGCAGTATGTATTAGATACTTTTAATACGGATGTGCAGCAATGGAAGATAGGAGTTCCTATTTTAATAGCTGCGGGCAGCACTAGCACAAACTTTCAAGGTCTAAGGTTTGACTTGGAAGATTGTAGTTTTACTAATAGGAATAATGTTCAGGACGTGTTTACACAGTTCTACGACTGGAAGATGAACCATAACCCTACCGATCTTGGTAGTAAAATAAAATTTAATAACATAACTTA